TTTTGATTATGATTTATTTAGACAAGGATACGTTACTGAAGATTACATAAAAGCTATGGCTAATAGAGCAGGCGTTCAAGATGTTGATAAATATATGCTTAACTATCATTTAACAAGTCCATTAGGCAGAACAGCTAGACAAGTTTTTCCATTTGGTAAACCTTGGTTAGATTTCACTAAACGATATATAACTGATTTAGCAAAAAGAGCTCAAATAAGAGGATTGTATGTATCTGAAGAAAGTAATGTATTTACTCGTGGTTTATACAACATGGCAAGTTTATCTCCTAACTTAAGAAGGGGTGCATATATTTCTCGTGTTGCTAATGCAGATTTAAGTACTAGTGAAGTAGATTTTGAACCATTTGTTTTCTTACCTAATGGTGATAACTTTTTCTGGGTTTCTGTACCAGGATTTGGACTTATACCAGCATTAGCGTTAGGTGCAATTATGGAAACAACTGATAATGAAAATTATAAAAAAATAATAGAGACTGTTTTTCCTTATACTGTGTTTTCACCAAATGATTATGATTGGAAAAAAGACCCAGTAAACACATTAAGTCAATTTGCAATGGGTGGTGGAATGCTTAGTTACATTAATAAAAATATAAATATGGCTTCTGGCTTTAATTATAATTTAACTTCAGGAAATGAAAGCAGACCATTTAATGACTCAATAGGTTTGTCTGCAATACAAAAAGACCAAAGATCAACTTTTTATCAAAACTTAGACTTAGTGTTAGCTCAAATTGGAAATGTTGATACTAGTGCAGATGCTTTAGATATGATTATTAGCTACGCTGCAAATGCTGAACTTGAGTCAATAATCAAAGAGTTTAGTGAAAGTGGTGTGCGTTATCTCATACCTACTCGTGTAAACATTGGTGCTAATTATTTAGATACTGCTGATGACTGGATAGATTATTTTAAAGGTGCAGGTCTGTTAGAAGATATACTTGACCCAGATGTGTATGAAGCACTAGAGAAAAACCCTAATGCTGATGAACCTAAAGAACAAGCAATACAAGAATTAAGAAATTATTGGTATACAAAATCTAGTGACGCTGAAAAAATATTATTAGGATTACAAGACCCTAGAGTATATATTTTAACACAAGCTGGGTATCAGGTTACTCAAACTGGTGTGCAAGAATTATCTAAAGCTGAAGGTGGTAAATACACTATAGGTCAAGTATTCAGACCATACTTAGCTAGTGACCCAGATACATTAGAACGCTACGAAGAATATGTTAGAAAAGGTTGGATTACACCTAGAAGTGGTGAAGACATCTTAGGATATACTTTATACAAATCTTTTGATGTACGATTGCAAGCAGTTAAATTAATTAAAGAAGAAGCTGCTAATTTGTTAAATAAAGGCAGAATATCAGATTTAGCTAAGTTAACTCCTGGTATACTTGATGTCTTTGAACCATTTCAAGAACAATACACTGAAGATTACACTAAGATTTGGTCATCAAGTGCTAAACAAGGTTTTGCTTTAGTAAGCACTGATTTAACAGTTACTTCTGATACTTCAGATGAGTTTTTAAAATCTTATTATTTATTAGCAGATTTTTCTGAACCAACTCAAGAAATTATAAAATTATTAGGATTCGATATATTGTTTAAAAATGGACAAGTACAAGGAAACGCATTAAACAATGCTTTAGTTCAAGAAAAACTAAATATTGTAAATAACAAATCTTATATTTTTACTGCACCTTATCAAGAAACTTATACTAACAATCCAAACATAAGTTTTACAATATGGAGACAAAATCAAAATGCTTGGATTAATGGTGGCGGTATGGACGATTATGATATGGTTGATAAATCAAGATACCAATCAATTTTAGATCAATTAGATATTTTATATTCTATGTCTAATGATGAAGACTTTGGAGTGCAACACCCTAAATTCTTAGAATTAAGAGAAGATACTGCAAGAGCATTTATGGACTTTGCTTTTGAGTGGGGTAGCTACTATAACCCAAATGACACAAACTTACAGTCCTGGAATAATCAGTGGAAAGATAACATTGAATCTTGGGCAGGACCATTAGAGTGGAGAGCACCATTACCTCCAACTGCTAAAGATTTTGATGAACCAGATGTATTTTCTTTTGATGTTAAAGGTCCAGACGGAAATATGATTGACTTTCAATTTAATGTGTTAAGTGCTGATTTACCTAAAAACGCTAGAACAATGAACGTATCACCACTAGACGTTGTTGACGGTGACACTATCACTATTGACAAATTTAAACCTGTACCTTTGAGATTAAGAGTTATTGGAATTATGGCTAATGAGTTAAATCACCCTAATGAAGATATTGCCTCAGAGGCAATAAGACAACAAATATTTTTAGAAGAACTTGTAGATATTTCAAGCGATAGACTTTACTATGTTCCAGATGTTAGATTTGGAAATGATGCTGGTAAAGATAGTTATGGTAGAGAGTTAGGCTGGTTATTTGTGGAAGGTGGAATAGACGGCAATATGCCAGCAGGTACAGGACAATATATTTATTTTGAAGAACACTTTCAACCTACAGATAGATATTATCGTAGAGGTGATGAGCTAGGACCTTTTAGTGATATAATAGTCCCAGATTACAATGAATGGGACCCACAAACTGAAAGATATATTTTAAACGAGGATTAAATGGTAGATTTAAATTACGACGTTTACGAGGGACAGAGTCAAGAAGTTCCAGACGACGTACTTGTTGCGTATGCTGAACAATATTTTGCTGATTATATTGGAACTAAAGTTAACGTTGAAGGACAAGAGTATGACTTTTTGCCATATTTGTTGTCAATATTAGATACAGAATCAGGTAAAAATTTATATGTTGCATCTAATGTAGATACCAATAATGACGGAATATTTGAAGCATCTTTTGGTTTGTTTCAAATTAACTGGGAAAATGAAAGCGGAAAATTAGCACACGCTAACACAATTCTTGACAAGATGATTAGAGACGGTGTCATTTCTCAAGGTGAAAAAGGAAGTTATCTAAATAACATATCTCAACTTTCATCTGAACAAGTACAAACAATAGTTCAATATATGTCGAATATTGAAGTACAGTTTGAAATTGCTTCTCAAATTTATAAAAATAGAAAAAGTAGAACAACAAATAATGGTGACTTTGAAGATTGGGGTGCAAGATTATCTTCTAATACTGCTGCACAATACGATAAAAATTTAAATTCAGTTACAACAATTTTGTCTCAGTCACCTGCAGACCGACAACAAGCTCGTGCTAACTTTACAGCAACACCTTTAACATTCAAAGACTCTTTAGCAACTAGCACATTTGATGATCCAAATGCAGTTCAAGCACCTACAGCTGGAACAGACGGCGGTACACTTCCTATTGATGAACAAATACAATGGATATATAACAATACTGTTGCACCGTTATTTAATCCTGCTAATGGTGTTGATGATTTCCAATTACAACAATTTAATGACACTTATTATCAAGGTGCACTAGGTGATAAAGAATTAAATGATTTAATTAACACTGGTATTCCACCAGCTACAGGCTTGAACACTAATGCTGTGTTAGGGCAATATGGTAGATTAGCTGGTAATTCTTCATATAGAAATCCATTCTTATTAAGTAGTCAATTAAGTGCACCGACAATAGCAAATGCAATACTTGGTGAGATATATTCTTTGTTTAAAAAATCTGCAAATGCAAATGGTATTTTAGATGCAGATTATTTAGCTACCGCATTTTTAACTCCATTAATACCAAATATGTTGAGAGGTATTCAAAGTTATTTAGACCCTAATGGAAATATACAAGCTGGATACACTGTTAGAGATATTGTTTTAGATGTTTCTAACTTAGCAGCAAGAGATTGGCAGTTTGGTGTTTTACCAGATTATGCTAATCCAGACCAACAATATGACAGAAATCAACTTAAAAATACTGCAACAGGTTTGGTTACACAACTATTAATAGATGATAATCCTCAGTTTGTGAATAAAGTAACAGCAGATTATGTTGATTATATGATTGCTAATCCTGGTTCAAAAACAGATTTTAATTCTTATGTATATAATTCAATTAAAAATACTGCAAGATATAAAATGCTTTATAAAAATAAACCTTTAGCTATGACTGAGCAACAATACCTTAGTGTTTATACTAATGCTACACAAATGGCAAGTCCTGCTGAACAAGGAAAACTTATTACTGCACAAGCAGCAGCAGGTGGTACAGCAGAAACAGCAGGTATTGCAGCACAGTTTAGTGAAAGTGGAAGTAGAACTAATAAGTTTATAAACTCAATAGAGCAATCAGCAGAAGCATTGAATAAACTGTTTAGGAAAGGATAACAATGGTATTTAAACCTCGTTTCGATAGTATAGGTTTTGGTGAAGACCCTGAAATAGAAAAACAAATACAAGAGCAAATCGCTAGAAAACGAGCACAAGCTGCTGGTGTAGATGATAGACCAGCACCTGATGCTGAAGAACAAGCATATTTAGATGCTCAAGAAGCTGCTAAAAAAGCTGCTGAAGAAGCTGCTAAAAAAGCTGCTCAAGATGAAGCAATTAGAAAAGCTTATGAAGCTAGGTTAGCTGCTGAAGAAGCTGCTAGAAAAAAAGCTGAGGAAGAAGCTGGACAATATCCTAAAACTTTATATAACGATAGAGGTGAAGATGTAACTGTTAATTCTAAAGGCGAAGAAAGTGCTGCTAGAGGTAGAGGTTTTACTAAATCATCTAAACCTGAAACTCCACCAACAGGTGGTGCTGCAGGAAGTGAACAACCACCTGGTCCTCCTACTTCTCAACCTACTATAACTCCTCCAAAATATCCTGGTTATCCAAAAGTTAAATACAATAAAGACGGAGTTGCGGTTACTGTTGACAGTCCTGATAATGAAGCAAGGGCTGCACTAAATGGTTATAGTTATGATCAACCTCCTGCACCTGCTCCTCCTGCTCCTAATCCTGTAACTTTATATAAAACATTATTTAAAAGAGATCCAGACGGAACGTTACAAACAATTAGCATTCCTTATTTACAAGGACAAGATGATACTTGGAAAGCATACTTACAGCAAAATTGGTTTGAAGAAGACCCTGGTGTAGCAGAAGCACCATTTGAACCTGTTGAATATAATCAAGGTGGAACTTGGTATAAGATATCTGGATATCCTGGTGTCACTGGTGACACTTATGCAATAGAATATGAATTAGCTTCTGGTAGAAAAATATATTACTTAGCATCTAAATCAGAGTTAGATTCTATATTTGGTGAAGGTGCTAAACCTTCTCAAGTTACAAATGTTAACTGGGCTGATTTTAAATCTAATAATGAAAGATTCTTTGGTGGTGCAGCTGCAGAAATTATTGGAACTAATGATAACTTTGCAACAAGAGTAACTAGAGTTATTGAATCTGGTGGAACGAATGAACTACCTTTACCTGACTTTGTGAAAAATAATCAAGATTTATTAGATATATTCTTTTTAGCTGTAGCTGAAGGTAAGTCTCAAACTTGGCTACTTAAAGAAATGAGTAAAGTACAAGCATTTAAAGACGAGTTTCCTGGCATAGATACCATATATGCACAAACTCAAAACTGGGAAGAAGCTGTTAATACTTGGAATCAATTTAGTTCAGAAGTAGTGAAACTAAATACAAGATATGGAGAAACTGTAGATGTATCTGATTTAGTTAAAGCAGCAGTTACAAAAGGTTACACCATACAAGATATACAAAAGACTTATGAAATATTTGAGAATGCAGAAAAAAACTCTGATTTCTTAACTGCGTTTCAAGAAATTATAAATGCAGATAGTGATGTTCAGTTTGATGTAACTACACCACAAGGTATTGTTGATTTCTTTGAAGGTAAAGCACCTACAGAAATTTATGATCTATATGAAGCAAGTTCAATACAACAACAAGCAACACGATTTGATTTAGGTGTTGATGCTGAAGGTGCAATTCAATTAGCATTGCAAACTCCTGGACAAATTACATCACAAAATATCGCACAAAGTTTACAACAAGCAGCAATTCAAATTGCAAGATTTAGAGAAGATATAGATATGGGAAGATATGGTTTAAGTGAACAAGTATTGATTAATTCAGCATTAGGAGTCAAAACACCAGGAGTCTCTGAAATAGAAATACAAGATATTTTTTCAAGGATATATCAAGAGAACCAAGCACTACAAAATAAACAAGAACTGATATTGAATGAACAAGCATCACCATTTAGAGGAAGACGAGACATTAGGTCCGTATAAGATAACTTTATATTTCTTGAAATTAATTCTTGAATACCTACATCTTTTGATATTTCCTGTATATAATAGGATTGTTAAGTTAGTACTCGAACAACTTAACCTTAGAAATCAGCTTCGAGTTATTAGAAAAAACAAGTAAATAAACCACTCGAACCCTCTAAGAGTGCGTAGGTCATAAGAGGAGTATTAATGACATATAATAACGAAGGAAGTGAGGCTGATTTGTCAGAAGAATCAATCCCAAATTTAAGAGAAGCTTTAAAAGCATCTCAAGAAAAGACAAAAGAACTAGAAAATCAATTTGCTGAAGTAAATGCTCAATTAAAGCAATTCCAAGCAAAAGATGCTTTTAGGTCTAATGGCTTTGCAGAAACTCATGCTGATCTTTTTGTGAAAGCTAATCCTGATGCAGAAATAACCCCTGAAGCAATTCAAGAGTTTGTTACTGCTTATGATTTAAAACCACAACCAAAGAATCAGGCTAGTAATCAAGGTATGAAAGAATTGTCTGGTGTAGCACAGAAACCGTCTGACAGTATAGGTCAAATGGGGACTGCTGAAACAGCACAAATGACAAAGACAGAATACAAGAAATTACTTGCTAGTGACCCTACGGCTGCTCATGAAGCTCTGGTACAAGGTCGTGTTCAACTAAGGGAAGATAACATTCTTGGCAACAGTCGATAAGTAATAGAAAATGATATTAAAAGGAGAGTGAGCAATGGCAGACTTTACAAGTAACCCAACGAATACCACGTCCTATAATGATACAGTTTATGCTGCAATCATTAACGACGATATTCTTGATGCTTTACAAGCAGCAGTTGTGACTCCACCACTTTTAAGTCAATTCGACCTTAGTGGACAGCCTTCCAAAGCTGTCGACATACCAATAGCTGACGCTGCTTCAGCAGCCGCTGTATCTGAAGGAAGTGAATTGAGCAACACTCAATTAACAACTTCTAAAGTTACATTGACTGCATCTGAAGTTGGTATCATGGCAACTATCACAGACGTGTTAGATGTATCATCTATCGCCACATCAAGAGGAGCTCAAATGAGACAACTCGGAAATGCTATGGCACAAAAATTAGATGTTGACATCTGTGCATTGTTCTCAGGTTTTTCCAACAGTGTTGGATCAACTGGAACAGACTTAAGTCTTGCAAACGTCTTTGATGCAATTTACGGATTAGAGAGCAACAATGCTCCAGGTCCATACGTTGCTGTGTTACACCCACGTCAAATAGCAGACCTTAGAACAGCTATTAACGCCGCTTCAGGTGCTGTATTCACTGGACAAGGAGTTAGAGCAGGCTCTAACGAACTTGGAACAGTTGAAGATGCAGGATATTTTGGAACATTTATGAACATTGATTTCTATCAATCCACAAATGTACCTACTGCAAATACAGGAGCTGACAGAGCAGGTGCAGTATTCTCTAAAGATTACGCACTCGGTATGGTTAAAAAATGGTCCTCCAAAACAGAAATCATGCGTTGGGCTCCAATTCGTGGTTTTGTTGTCGTAGTTTCATCTATGTACGGTGTTGGAGAGATAATTGACGGTGCTGGACAAGCAGTTGTAACAGACGCTTAATAGAAGCCTGGGTAGGCAGGGTAATTTTTTGTGGTGTGTTCCTACCAACACACACCACGAGGAGAGTTATGGCTACAAAAAAAGAAGTTGAACCTAAAGCTGAAGTAACAGCAGAAAAAAAAGATAAGCCTTATTTATTTGAAGGCGTAGAGCTTAAGTTTAATGAACAAGGTAAATACGACACTGGTCGTAAAGTACCTTTTAAAAACATGAAGACAATTAAAGCATTACAAGTTGATGCTGACGGTCAGTTGACTGGTAACGTCGTTCAACTACCTTGGGAACTCACTGTGAATAATGGCGTAGCAGGTGATGAAAGTGATCAAATCGGTTTAAAGAAATATGAAAGAAAAGGTTTTGTTTTATTAATTGATGAAGCAGGTGAACCAATTTATTCTACTCTATGGGACGAATGGTCAAAGTATGATGCTGCTTACGATAAGAAAATTAGAAACAGATTCAGAGGAGAACCAGGTAAATTTGGTATGAACGCTACAACAAGTGCTTCATTTACAAATGTCTAAAAAAAAGAAATCACAAGAACCTAAAGATGCTTCTAAATTAATGGAAGACTCTTTTGGTTTAGATAAACATATCAAACCAAAAGCAAGTGATTTAGGAGATGAAGATTTAGGTGACGGAACTTTTGCTAAAAAAGTAAGAATTGAAAGAAATGCTAAGGGTGACATAGTCAACTTAAGAGACTTTGATTCACCCTTAACTGCTTTTGAAGAAAAAGTTGCACAAGATGTTTATAAGAAAATAGTCGAACAACCACCAGTTGTGAAGAAACCTAAAACAGAAAGAGGTATGGTTATTCACATGCTAGCTAAAAGATTGTTTGATGATTATGTCAGTAACATTAAAAATCAAAGCAGACCTAATCCACTAAGAGACGGAATACCTGGTTGTGGTTGTGGGAAAAGTAATATTGGTTGTGTTAATATATGTCCAGATGACAAAATAAAAGGTAGAATATATGACGGGTCACCACAAACGGTCTATGATTGGCTAGTAGCAATGGTGAAAAACAGAGCAAATATTTATGATAGTAGGAATAAACGATAAATGGCAACGCAAGCAGTAGTTAGACAGAGGGTTAAAGATTATCTTTACGGAAGTAATTATAATAATAGACCATATGAGGATTTACTCGATAACAGTGGGGACGTTGGTGCTGGCGACGGTACTATCACTGTGGCTAATATGGCTAACTGGGGAGTCGGAGATATACTTGAGTTCAATACAACTGGTGAGCAATGTCTTATTACTTCTAAACAAAGCCATTTACACATTAGTAGAGGATATAACGGCACTACTGCTGCAAGTGTTACAGACGCAACCTTAGTCACTAAAAACCCTAAATTTACAATTTCTAAAATAGATAATGGTATATCAGCTATTGTTGATGAACTTTATCCAGAAGTCTATGTTTTTGCTACTGGTTCTGGAACTATCAGTAATACAAATTGGTATTATGCTTTATCTGATACTGGACTCAAAGAAGTATTGTCTGTGTATTATCCACGCACAGCTTCTATGGGAAACAATGAACCAGCAACTATTAATACTTGGAAGATGAACAATCATATGAACACTACACCATTTTCTCAAGGTATAGGTTTAACAATGTGGGATTATGGTGAATTAAAAAATGGCGATACTTTTTATTACACATTCAAAAAAGAAATAGCAGACGTAACAGATTTGTATGACAGACAAGTTGAGTTAGTTGTTTTAGGTGCAGTATTCAAACTTATGGGATCAACTGTTCCACCAAGTACTACAGATACTAAAGACACAAGACAAGTAACTCAACCTGGACAAGAGAGTTCTGATTCAAGGTGGTTCTTGAGTGAATATATGCGTTCTCGTAAAGAAGAAAACATGAGACTCAAAGAAGAAGAAAGGTTTACAGTCACAAGTCGACAAACTAGGCGACAAAGGACTTATCGTGATTGACGGTTATTTCCATGTACAAATTGGAGATTACAAGTACAGACTAGCTAATAATGCTACAGACGCACATTACACTGCTAAGCTAGTTGCACTTAATGCTAGTAACGCACAAGTTACACAATCCTCTGACCAACAGCTAGATTTAAATCCTGATTCATTAATTTGGGAAAGTACTGATTGGTCTGGTGGTGAAGGTTTAAAAAAATGGAGTCAGCAAAAAGGAACTATGTATGACCTTAGTTATAAGATAGATGCTTTACATACTCCAGGAAGTATTAGATTAGCTAAAGATGTTGAAGCTAGTGGTATTACTCAAAAAGGAACATTAGTTAAAGCTAATGACAAACTAGTATTTTTTTCTCATGAGGACGATACCTATTCTGTGTATTCAGGAAACTTAGCTAATACTACTTGGACATCAAACGATACAACTGCTTTATTAGATACAGACTATTTTGCAGTTAGAGGTGACGGTGACGGAAAGTATGCTTATGTACCTCAAGGAAATGCAAATGACATTTATAGATTTGCTATTGATGATGACTACACTGTAGCTGCTACAGAGACATTATGGCAAGATGAAGACCAATCAGCAGTATTTGATAGACCATTAGTAAAAGTAGGAAATAAATTAATTACTGTTCATTTAGAAACAGATACATTAACAGTGATTGAATACAATGTTGCATCTGGTGCTTTAGCTGGTAAAACTACAATTTTTCAAACCAATGTATCTACATTAGATTCATTTAGCAATCAAGGAATAATTACTAAAGGTGATGATGAAGCATTTGTTTGTGTAAGAACTAAACAAGGTGAAAGTGTTTTATTTAGAATAAGACCTACTTCTGCATTAGGTACAGGTTATGGTGTTGAAGTTGGAAGACTTTCTGGTTTTAGTGTTGACTGTATTTGGTATGCTGCTGGTGTTTTATTTATGGGTGGAACTTCTACTACAACTGGTGTAGGTGAAAGAGTAATTTATTATGCTAAAGGTACAGAATTAGGTTCATTTGGTTTATTAAGACAAGATGAAGATTTTACAGACGGTAAATTAGTTTTATCTACAGATGCTACTCGTATGGATAGAACTTTCTTTTTAGCACCTACTGGTTCTGCTGCTGATACCTGGACATTGTTTACTATAGACTTGTTAACAGGAGCTGTGTTTGGTGGTCCAGAGTTTACTTCTGTAGATGAACCAAACAGCGTTGTAGACTTTTTAGGCAGAGTATTCATAACACAAGATAAAACTGCTAGCTCAAGTGGTTCTTATAGAGTTGCAAACACTTATGCTTCTACAGGCGAATTAATTACTGCTGTACATGATTTTCAAGTAGCTGATGAGAAAACATTATTATCTATTAGATTATCTACTGAACCATTACCAGCTAATACTTCTGTAGAAGTATTGTATCAAAAGGATCAAAATGGTACATGGACTTCTGCTGGTACTGCTTACTCTACAACTGGTGGTACTAATCAAACTTATGAAATATCTACTAATGCTTCTTCTATAAAATTTAATAACCTTCAATTAAAAATTAAATTAAATACTACAGATAGTTCTGTGACTCCTGTTGTTAGAGCAGTATCTGTAAGAGCTACTCCTTCTGAATATGTTAAAGAGTGGGATTTAGTTTTAGATGTAACTGATGAAGATGCTAATGCACAGGGACAGTCATACACTGGTGCTACTTTAATTGACAATATACAAGAAGAAGCTGATTCAGAAAATGTTATTGAGTTTCTTAATGGTTATGAAAGTAGTGATGCTGGTTCTTATGACACCTATCAAGCAATTATTAAACAATATGGTATTCAATTAACTTCTCCAGGAGAAGGAACAATTATAGTAAGATTAAGACAGGTACATTAATTATGATATGGTATACAAAGACTGGTAGAAGATATAAAGGACCTACTCACAAAATGAATGGTGAGACACATAGTGGTTCTAAACATTCTTCTAAATCACAGAAGTTATATAAAACTAGGAGAACTAAAAGATAATGGGTAATGTTAGTTGGAAGTGGGGCGATAAAACCTATTCAGGTAAACTAATTCCTAGTATGGAAACTAAAACTCATAGATTTGCAAGAACAAAAAATGGTAAGATTAAAAAACTACCAAAAAGGAAAATAAAGTAATGTCACACGCAGCTAGAAAAAAATCATTAATTAAAAAACATAATCTTAGTGGTGTGAATAAACCAAAAAGAACTCCTAGTCACCCTAAGAAATCTCATATGGTTTTAGCAGAAGAAGGACACAACTTAAAATTAATTAGATTTGGACAACAAGGTGTATCTGGTGCAGGTAAAAATCCTAAGTCAGATAAAGAGAAAGCTAGAAGAAAAAGTTTTAAAGCTAGACATGCAAAAAATATTAGAAAAGGAAAAATGTCAGCAGCTTATTGGGCAGATAAGGTTAAGTGGTAATGGCTTATCAACAAATATCTGATTTCTTTGATTTAAGACCAGCTAAAGATGTAACCTTTGACGTTACTAGAAGTTTGTCTTTTTTTAAAGCATCTGGTGCAGCAAATCCAATACCTTTGATAGCTTTAGATAATCAGACTATACTTCCATTTATAATTAAAAATGGAGATGCAAGCAATATTAAAACAAGGGCAGGATAATTATGGCAGATAAAGTACCAGTAAAAGCAACGTTTGATGCAAATGGTGATGCAGACGGTTTAGCAGAATTTCAAGCATCTGAAACTGTGGGCTATAACCACGGTGGAACAGGTCTTTCTTCATTAGGAACATCTGGACAAGTAATTAAAGTTAATGCTGGTGCAGACGGACTAGAATGGGGAACTATTGCTGGTGACATAGAAGAAGTTGTAGCTGGTGACGGTTTAAGTGGCGGTGGTCCTTCTGGATCAGTTACAGTTAATTTAGATCTTAACGCATTAACTGGTGCTACGGTAAACGTTGCTAACGATAGTATTGCAATTATTGACGCCGACGATAGTAACGCTAATAAAAAAGAATTAATAAGTGATTTAGTAAATGCTATAGCCGACGGTGTAACTATTACGGCTACTAGCGGGGTTTTATCTAGTGTTAGCGTAGGAGCTAGTGCAGGTAAAATTATGACTTTAGGATAGGAAAGGAATAATAAATGGCTGAAGCATATAAAAACGGTTATCAAGATGTTGGTACTTCTTATACTTCTATTTACACAACTCCTGCTAGTACAGAGGGTATAGTAAAAACTATAAGAGTAACTAATGTTGACGGAACTAATAGTGCTAATATATTCGCTCAAATTTTAGATAGTGATTTAAGTACAGCCGCCGAAATAGCTAACGCTATACAAGTACCGGCAGGCTCATCTATTGAATTATGCGGAGATAGTTTAATGTTTTTAGAAACAGGCGACGCAGTACAATTAAAGGCTAGTGCTGCAAGCGATCTTGAAGCTTTTATAAGTATTTTAGAAATAAGTTAGGTTTTAAAATGAGTTTTGGCTATATAGGAAACCAACCTACTAATGATTACACTTCTAATACTGGTGTATTTTCATTAAAAGAACACGACGAATTAAAAGATGAAAATAATATAGAAATTTATCCAGCAATTCATTATTACATAATAGCTGGTGGTGGTGCTGGTGGTTTTAACAATGGCGGTGGTGGTGGACACGGTGGTGTTAAATGTTCTTATGATGTGGCAACTGGAAATTTGTCGTATTTCGGTGGTGAAAGAAATGGATTTATTGATAAACCTATTAAATTGGAAACTGGTGTTAATTATGCAGTAACCATAGGTTCTGGTGGTGGCGGTGGTAACGCACCAGCAAATGGTAATAGTAGTAGTTTTAGCAATATTTCCGTAACTGGTGGTGGTCGTGGTGGATCTAACAATTCTGGTGCTGGACAAGACGGTGGCGGTGGCGGTGGTGGTGCCGCTGCACAAGGAAATGGTGGTGCTGGTACTTTAAATATGGGAATGGACGGATCACACGGTGGTAACAGTTCTGCTGGTGGTGGTGCTGGATCAATGGGTTGGAAAAATAAAGACGGATTTGATAGTTTTGACGGTGGTGCAGGTGTGCCAA